TGGTGCCACCGTTATTCCTGTTCCACGACTCGTTGGCGGGTTCATTGGCATTACTGTTGGTTCCTCTGGTCCAACCACCTGTGACCTGCGTACTGCCGCCGGTATTTGATGACTCCAGAAAGAGCAATACTTCCTCACCAGCCAGCACTAAAGTCGGATTAACTCCAACAATATTCCACTGTCCAGCAGTCAAACCGAATAAGTCTACGGATGTGTATGATCCAGCCGCTACTTTGGTCAGCCGATAAAGTATCCCGGCACCCGTGGTAGGAACCCACACCCTGACTGAATCAACATATACAGTTTCAGAGAACAGGTAACTATGGCCTGATCCGATAACCGCTGTTTGTGCGAAATTAGCCCACGCTGGAACATCTGGCATATCCCACTCAGGGGCTCCGTTGTCCTGTGGCGCTGCCGGGTCGGTGGTGTCCTTATTGGCAATCATCAGATAAACACTATCACGCACGGTATCGCCCTGATAATACTGTCCAGGCGCCCACACGTTACGCCAGCGCATGTTGATCCCAGCATAATCCGGGCTATTCGGCCCACCAATACGCCCACTAAGACCATCCATCAAGCGGGATGTGTTCTTCCGCTCATCGATATCGTTGCCTCGTGGGATGACGAAGTCTTCTGTTGCCATCAGAACAACCTGGGGAAACCGATTCCGCTGCCGGTGTAGGTGTACTGGATACTGGCCTTGATCCAGGCGACCCTGGTCTGGGTCGCACCGTTAATCCCAGACGTGTCGATGTTGAACACGAACGGGTTGGTGCCGTTAATAAAGTCCTTCATCTGGTTTTGGGTGACGTTCCAGAAAGTCAGGTCACCACCAATCTGATCAGTATGAAATGGTTCTAATTCAGTAACTGATGTGAACTGTCCGACAGCCTCACCACCACCAATGTCAAAATGTCTCAGGAAGACGCCACCACCCGAGCCAGCATTACCGCCCCTGGCCCAGCGGATCTGGATCTGCAGGTCATTGATGGTGATTGCATTGATGACAGGTGTTCCACCAGGTATCGGTATCTTCGGGCTGCTGAGCAACATTCCACCGTTCTGGTCCCAGGTGCTTGCGTCTAAAAAATCCTGCAGCACGTTGTTCGGGCTGGACCACTGCAGCGCCTCCTGTTCAACTACGCTGGTGAACAACTCGAAGGTTGAGGTGAATTCGCTCAAGGCGCACTCCAGACATAAGCCTCATGGTACGTGCCATTGTCCCACTGAATCATGTACGACAGCGTGTAGTTGGTGTTCGCGTTCAGTGTGGGTGCGCCGATAATGTCGGACGCATCGACATCCACCCCATCAGCCTGGAGTGTGATCGCTGCCGGTGTGGCCTGATTCTCGACGATCACCAGGCCTTCAACGAAGTAGTTGTCACCAAGATCAGGATCATCCCCGACCGGCCGTATGATGTTCAGGTCCATCGCACCGGTCAGGTTGTTCGGCATGTAGAATCGATTGCCCGTTCCCGTGTCAACGTCTGTGCTGGTAGCTGCTACCAGGTCCTGGCCGAAGTGCCGGATAATCTGACCGGCCTTGAAGTCATTGAACCGTTTGAGCGGGACAACAAAATCACCCACCGCCCTGTCTGCCGTCAGCTCCAGCGCATCGAACGTCATCGCGGTGATGATCGAGTCAGGATCAGAGGTTACCAGTGCGGCGATGTCGATAGCGTTCTGGTCTGCCTTGTCATCAACAACATCGAGCTGGTTTACATTAATCGCATCTGTTCCAGCCACCCCTGGCAACAGGCTCTTGATTATGTTATCGCCCATGTTGAGCTCAGCCAGCATGGCATTGTATCCACTGGTGTTGATGCACTGCTCGATCCCTTCCGCCAGGTCTTCGTCGTGCAAGTCGTGGCGTGAAGCAATGATCTTATATCCAGCAGACAGATCCTGACCCCATACGTTGTTGCCGCTGAACTCTATGTTGGTACGGATGAATTCTCCGTCGATTTGCCAAGGCATTCTATTGCGCTCCTATCTGGTGAAACCTGATGCTCGTCGAGCGCCAGATTACGGGTTCATTTACCTTTGCGAATCGAACCAGGATCGCAACGGCATAACCGACAGCAGATACATTCTGCCATCCTGTGGTGGTAAAGTCTGGCTCGCCACTGGCCCAGTAATCCTGATCCCAGAAGGACCCGATCGCTGCCGGCGGAGTCGTTGGAAGGATCGACCAGGTCGCCTTGTCCAGTGCGGCCGGCAATCCAATCGGCGAGAGGGTCGGTATCTTGCCGTCTGCCCAGGCGCTGAGGTTGATCTCTACTGGATTGGAGTGTGTGCTCAGTACCTGGCATGCGGTGACGTGCTTCTGATAGCCTGGGTCTGACAGGTAGTTGAATGCATACAGGCAGTCGTACACAATCTGAGTGCTGTTGTCCGAAGTGGTTTCGAGCATGGCGATGACCGTGCCGTCACCCAAACCACCGAACAGGCGCTCGTTATGCACTTCCATACACCTGATGTCGAAACCCTTAAACCGGCACCACTTCTGCGTCACCGTGTTCATGACGTGCTGCTCAAATGTCTGGTCCGATAGTGGCACGTTGAATATCATCAGCCCATCCCGAGGAAATAGTTCGACATCCCATCCAAACAGATCCAGACTGTTCCTGGTTCTGCGCACCACGGCCCTGTGGATTAAGCGTGAGAACTGGGGCACGTCAGAGGTCCTGCCCTCCTGGATGATCGATGTCATCGATACATACCCGTCTTTAGTCATCAGGATTGAATCGGCGCCGTAGTTGGTAACGCCTCTGATCGACAAGGGCTCTGCGGTGAAGTACCTCCCAACCTGTTCCCAGTACCCGGCCGTTTGTGGGTCATCGCCCTGGTACACCAGGATCTCACCGGTCGAGAAAACAAACACAATGAAGTCATCTCGGCCGTGGCCTGAGTCTTGCTGGGTCCAGGAAAATACTGTGACGATCTTACCGCCCTGTTGTACGAACGTGCCCAGGTCAAATTTCTGGAACTCACCCTGGTACGATCCGGCCTGGGTGTACCAGAAGGCATTGTCATCATCCTTCCAGTAATACATCCTTCCCTTGAATGCTACCGCTCCGATAAAGTCTGGTGTGAAGTCCTGCTCAATGGAATCCCAGAATGCGGATCCTCCTGACGGGGTTTCGTTCAGACTGTCAGCCGAGGCCTCCCATGAGGTGCCGAACGGGTGTTGTACTTCATCTCCGATGACGTAGTTGGTGGCAGCATCCCACAATGCAGGCAATGTTCCTGTGGCATCGATCGGGGTCACCGTTGTGCCGTTGTATATCTGCACCGGGTCTGCGCCATTGCACATGACCATGATGCCGGCCTCATCGGCCTTGCGGAAATTCTCTGTCTGCCATCTGCTGTTGGCAAAGGTTCCGGCTGGCTCTATTGGAGTTAGCGACTGGGCCTGGGCCTCTGCGCCTGAGTCCGAGAGCTCCCACAACCCACCATCGGATGCGGCTATTAGCTGTGACATGTCAGCTGGATTGAATGATGCGAGGGTTTCTACCGGCTCACCTGTGCCCAGGTCTTCGAAGACAATATATCCCTTGCGCGTTTCAACCTCACCAGCACCCGGGATGATGTTGTTTAGAATCACCGCAGCATCTGGCGGCATGGCATCCAGGCTGTCGTAGGCATTCCATCCAGATACGGGCGCGTCTATGCTGATTACGGGCATGTCAGGTTCGTCTATACAATGGGTAATAGGGTGAACGACGATCGATACTGAATGCGTTGCCGCCAATGGTCTGACCTGCGTTATCTCTGCCGACAGCTTCAATCAGTTTGGTCTGGTAGTCGTCGTACCACTGCTCCGCCATTGGCATCATCTTGCCTCTGGCCCACCAGGCCTGGACACCCAAGATCAGGATATTATCATTCAGCCTGAACGTGTCGGTGTCTTCGTTGAACAGCTCCTTGTAGCTCAGATCTGAATCCTGCACCGTGTACTTCGAAATGTATTCCATCTGAAACGATTCACCCAGGTTCGGCTCATTGACCTCTATCTGGTTTCCGTAGATCCTGGCCCGCATGGTCCCGGAATCAGTCAGTGAGCTGTACTTATACATGAACCACCGGTTCCGAGGCACAGGCAGATCGGCCTTTCTAGAACCATCAGTCTCCCACACAGAGTCAGGGACCAGGGAACGATAATCGTCTGGTAGGTCATACAAGCTCTGTGGAACTGAGCTTTTTCCGGCGAATGGAATTATCGTCAACGTGAACGTGGAGGCCATCGCAGACCAGTCGTAGAAATCACGGATCTCACGCGCTGCCCTGTTTGCAATAGCGACCATCTGCTTGTCGTCCGGGTCATTACTACCGGCAAACGATCCCTTCTCGAGGAATGACGATTCGGCCAGGACTGAGTTGAGTATTTGCAAAAGATTCATCAGTTACTCCAGGTGAGATCTACTTTCCAGTTATCGATCGGGCTTACTTTGGGACGCTGATCACGGTGTTCTTGTCTACCCGCATCGTTCCCTCTGGGAGGTTCTCCGCTGCGGCCGGGTTGTAAGCCCTGAACTGCACGTTGTCCGACATCCGAATTGTGTTCGCGTCGATGTGCCTCAGGCACAATCTCGGGTCTACTTTCTTCGATGCTTTCTTCTTCGCTTTCTTCTTCGCCATGATGGATCTCCTCTGCTTGAATAGCTTGGTGGATTCGTGCTGCAATCCGTTGTATATGGACCAGGTGCGCCGGCACAGAAGTGCCTTCTGTTAACTTCGCCAGGGTGCTGTACCCACGGTCGACCAGCTCCTGGCGCTCAATGTTGCTGATCCCAGGGATAACCTCGAGGCCTGGGGATCTACGCATCAGGACCTGGGCCTGGTAGGCGATGAACTCATCCGGCCACCGGGCGAAATCAGCTTCCTTCGCTTCTGATGCGACGTAGTCCTTAACCCCTGGAATACGGCGCATGATCATAATCGTATTGCGATAGACTCGCTTGCCTTGTTCCTTGCTTTCCGCGATATTCAAAATCGCCTGCTCATAGAACTCGATGGTCGGGTCAATTGGCTTGCCGACAACCATCTCCTCGAGCTGTTTCTGTGTGTATTCTTGTGCCATTTTGTTCTCCTGATAGTGTCCG